GGATGAGGTTGTAAAGGTGAAAGCTTATTACACAGACCTCTTTAAGACTGTACGTACCTTATTATTTATGGGCCTTTTGAAAGGGACTATAAAGTCGGGTGACCCCACCAAAACAACATTCTTCAATACGATTTTGATGATACTCCTTTTAGAAGTTTCGTATTGGCGTCGGGATAAGAGCTAAACTCCACGTGAAGTTATGGATGATTTGTGCTAATTTCAATCCGGCGATGATATGTTGTTGTCCCCGAAGCATTTGGATCGTGCCATAATGGCCGTAAAAGACTTTTCTAACAAAGAGGAACTGAGTATCCGTCGTGGTTTTGGATATAGAATTAAGAGTGCACTTGTCTCCAAGAACTGTTTCACTTTCTTATCCAAGTTGGGTTTCTTTGTTGCCCCAGGAAAGGTCTTCATGATCCGTGAGCCTGCCCGAGTTGTTCAAACCGGAAATTATTCAATAAAAACACCCTAAATTTCTGACGAATTGTTTAATCATTGTGTTTAAGAATAATTGAAGCTATAAGTACCTGATATTTATTTTGAAAGCTTCTTGAATTACAGGGTTGAGAACTTGGTCTTGTTTAAAAGAAAAGTTCCTGATTGGTTCACTATTTTGTCTGAGATAGATCCCAGCCTTAGACATAAAATTGCTTAAAATCAATATGGGACCTCATTCCCCCTATATCTTTTCGGATTCACTGGGCCTCTTGTAGGTAATGTATTGACCTCAGAGGCCAAGTTTGGGGAGGAATGTTTACCGGCAGACCCCACAATCGATCACGTTAATTTAGATACAACTCCTGATCGTATTGTGTATGAACCTACCGATAGGATAGGTGGAGTCTGTCCCTCAAAAGATAAGGCTACTTTGTGTTTAGTCCGGGCAGGTTGCCGCTGTGCATTTTTTGATTAATAGTTGATTGACTTAGAAGGCACCGACTTAAATGTGGTTAGAGCGTAAATCTTGGTATGGCAGAAACTCTAACTACGTACTTGCTGCAGACGCATTTTGTAGTTGGCTAGGGATACAGTGGAAAGATAGATTTCTTAAGAGGCAAACCCTCCTATACATATCCCTAACTTTCCTTATCTATTCTTCCTTGTTATTGTCTGGGCTTTTTTAACCCCAGCTTCCGCTGGCCTTGTCCCCTTTAAATATCCACCTAAAGAGTTAGGGACAATGGTTACAGCTTATCGAAAGATATGCTACTGGATTGACACTGATGGGTTGGAGCACTGGGATGGATCATTTCCAGTTGGCCCAGCCCAGCAAGGTTTAATTGATACAATTTCATGTCAATCAGACACTTTCACATTCCCGGCCCGTTGGCTTTAATAACAGGAAGGATCTCCAAC